GGTGGCGACCTCGATGTTAACAATTCTTTGATTGCGCTGATTCAGATGTCCAAGACGCCTGTGTGGGGCATCAACATGGGTTCTGCCCAGAGCGCAGGGGCGTTCATCTTCATGGCGTGCCACAAGCGACTTGCCATGCCTGGCAGCGTTTTTATGTTGCATCAGGGTTCCGCAGATGGGCTATCTGGCACGCACGATCAGGTTGTGCAATATACCGTAGAGTACAAGCGGATGATTGCCGAACTGATTGATTTTGTCGAGAGCCGCACTAAAATCCCAAGGAAAACCATTGTCCGAGAAATCAAAAAGGAATGGTTCGTTCCTGCTAAGGACGCTGTGGAACTCGGGATTTGTGATGGGCTTGTAGAGTCCATTGACAACTTGCTATGAGGACACTGTATGGCAAGAAAGAAAACAAGAGAGGCTACGCCTGATAGTTTTTATGGTCTAGAGTTGACGGAAGAACAAGAAGCGATGCGGCAGGCAATCATGAACCACCCGAAAAACCTAATCACCATCGTGCCAAGCAGAAGCGGCAGTGGCAAAACCACTGTCGCTCTTGGTTGCGCGAAGCTGTTGGTTGAAACCAAGGGTTTTGATTGTCTCAGGTATGTGTTCGCTACGCCATATGAAAACAAACTTGGTTTCATGCCTGGTGATGTGGCGTGTAAGGAGTACAAACAAGTCGTCCCGCTTTTTGGGGCAATGATAACACTCAACATGAACCCGGAAAGAGAGATTGAGCAGATAGCATCAATTGAAAACTTGAAAAACGGATCTGCTTGGGTTAAGGCGCATAGCGTCAACTTCGTGCGTGGTGAGACATATAAAAACAGCGTTGTCTGGGTCGAGGAAAGTCAAAATCTCACGCCACTCGAAATGCGCTTGATCCTTTCCAGGATAGATGATTCTTGTGCTGTCATTTTAACCGGAGACTTAAACCAATGTGACATTGGTTTGAATCGGAGCGGTTTTCAGAAGTGCATTGATACGTTCAAAGACAAAGACTTCGCGACAATTTGCACTTTGACAAAAAACTTTAGAGGGCTTGTGTCAAGCACAGCCGAAGAAATATAAGTTTTAAGGTTGGTGATTCTAATATCAGAATTGTTTAGATACCCAAAAGAGCAAGAACAAGCCTTCCTTTGGAGGGTAGGTCAGTCCAAGGACTCGGGCGAAATTGATGTCACATGGGAGCAAATCGCAACTTATATGAACGGTGAGTTCCGTGACACCGAGGAAGATTACAGAACAGAATCGGCCTACAGAAAGCAATATGCTACTGCCAAAAATTTTTACGAATCCGTTTTCGTCAAGCAACTTGGTGGCGATGCCTACTTAGAGCAACTGCGCGAGGAACGCCAGGAACTCTACAAGATTAAGACCCAAGTGCGGGATGAACGTAACGAACTGAATCGCAAACTGCGTGGCACCGCCCGACTGGACTCCACGCTTGATGCGCTAGGCGATACTATCTCTGCGCTTGGCAAGGACAAGTATGCCCCTACCACTTTTGAGCGCAGGGACGGTGGCACTGACCTGCTGTGTTGCCTGTCAGATATCCACTATGGGATTGAGTTTGACAGTTATACCGGAAAGTATAACAGCGATATCGCCTACGAGCGCATTATGAGGTATGCGCATGAGTTAGCAGACATTGGCAAGCGTCACGGCGCTAATGAAATCTGGGTTTCATTGCTTGGCGATCAACTGTCCGGCATCATCCATCCCTCTATTTCTATTGAGAATAGAGAAAATCTTGTTGAGCAGATTATCGGCGTGAGCGAGATTATTGCAGACTTTATTTTTTCTTTGACCTGCAATTTTCAGAAGGTTCATGTCAATTCTGTGGGTGGGAACCATAGTCGGGTTCAGCCAAAGGATGTTGCCCTGAAAGATGAGCGACTGGACAACCTTATTATTTGGCATCTCCAAGCCAAGTTCTCTCATATGCGCGACAGTGTCCGCATCGTTCCCATTAGCGAAAACATTGATAGCACCGTTGCCGAGTTCACGATTCGTGGTAAGTCCTTTGTGTCTGTGCATGGGGATTACGATCCGTTCACGGATGCGGGTTTATCAAAACTTGTCATGTGGCTTGGTTACAAGCCCTTTGCCGTATTGTCTGGGCACATGCACACGCCCAGTTACAAAGATATTTCAAGCGTCATCTGCATCCAGTCAGGCAGTCTATCCGGCAGCGGAGACGCCTATACCACCGAAAGGCGGTTGCGTGGCCTTCCAAGCCAAACAGCCTGTGTGATTGGCGACCAAGGAATTGTCTCCATGTATCCCGTGTGTCTCGCATGAGGCACCATAATTTTTAGGGGGTATCAATGTCAAATATTTCAGAGGTTCAACTAATTCGGTTGTTGGATAGGTTAGCAAAAAGAACTTGTTGCAACAATTATAGCGGGTTCTGCGTCATCAAGGATATCCCTTGTGGATGGCGCAAGGCTGACGAGGAGTTCTTTGAACGCGGTGTCATTTGCAAGTGGTTCCGAGAGGCTGTGCTTCCTGCGGATAAGGACGTGGAAGCCTTCTACGAAAGATGGAAGGTTGAGGCCACCAAAAAGCAAGAGGACGCAATTAGTGGTGTTGCAACAAAGGCAAAGAAAAACCCAACAGAATCTGTCGGCCTTTGCTTTGGGTGCCAGGAACCAATCGTCATGCGCTCAAACAGGCAAAAATACTGCGACAAATGCGCTCAAATCGAGCGACTTCGGCGGGATGCGGCCCGAAAGCGCCGAGCACGAAATTCACAGGGGTCGAATGTCCGCTTTTAGGCCAGAAAAAAGTCAATGAAATCAACGGGTTTCAGACGTGATTTTTTCGAGGCAAGGTGTTTCATCGTCCTGTGCAAATGTCCGCATTTAGGACGATAGAATCGCTTCTAAACGCCAAATTTGAAAACACTTTTTAGGCTCCGCAGAAATGCGAGGCCTTTTTCTGTTGCGCAATTTTGTTGAGGGGGGGGTGCTTGGGTGCGCAGAAAAACCAGAGTTAATAAACTCACTTCCCCAGAACTCATCAGCCAAGTGCTTCCAGAAAACAGGGAATTGCAAACAGAGTTCTTGGAATACTTGAGGAACATCAATAGGTCGCCGAATACGATTGCGGGCTATGAGAACGACTTAGACATCCTGTTTGTGTGGAATCTACAGCACAACAGCAACAAGCCGTTCCGTGAAATCACAAAACGTGATTTAATCCGCTATCAAGGGTGGCTTATCAACGAGAACGAGAACTCGTCCAACCGTGTGCGCAGGTTGCGCAGCGCAATCTCGTCCTTATCAAATTATGTTGAAAACATTATCGCTGATGAGGATGAAGATTACGAGGGATTCAGGTCAATTGTTCGCAAGATTGAGGCCCCTCCTCTTGAGATGGTCAGAGAGAAGACCGTGTGGAGCGAAGAAGAAGTTAATGCTCTGCTTAGCACCTTGATGGAGCGGCAAGAATACGAGAAGGCTTGTTATCTTGCGCTGGCCGTCTATTCTGGAAGGCGCAAGAGCGAGCTGTTTCGTTACAAGGTTGAGCACTTTGATAAAGAAAATCTGATTGCTGATGGCAAGCTGTATTTCACGCCCAAAATCAAGACAAAAGGGCGAGGCAAAGAGGGCAAAATGCTCAACACATATGTAATCGCAGACCTTTTTCAGCCCTATTTGGATGCTTGGTTAAAACATCGCTCTGAAAACGGTATTGAGTCTGAATGGCTTTTCCCAGAACCATCAGATATGTCAAAGCATAGAAAAGCATCTGCCGCAAACTCTTGGGCGAACACTTTCACAAAAATAGCAAAAAGACCGGCGTATATTCACGGATTTCGCCACTATAGTTGCACGCAACTGCTGAGGGCAGGCGTGCCGGATAGCGTTGTGGTGGAGATGTTTGGGTGGGCGAGCGCAGATATGTTGAGGGTGTATGACGACAGGCCAGCAAGCGACCTTGTGGAAGATTCAATATCAAAATTAGCATTGTAATTTATAGGTGGTGAAAAATGTAAATGGCAAGGAAAAGTAGCACTGCTCCAAAAGCCCGTGTGTCAAGGCCGAAAACCATAGCGGAGCCTAAAAAAAGGCCAAACCTAATGTGCTTGCGCTGTGGGGTCGTCTATCAGAAGCGTGAAACGAACTTCTCAAAATCTCGTAGTACATTTTATGAAGCAAACAGCGGGTATCTGCACGTTTGCAACAAGTGCCTTGACGAATTGCTTGAGCACTATAAAGCGGTTTTTGATAATGACATTGAACAGTGCATCTATACGTTATGTTTGAACTTCAATATTTATTTCTCAAAAGAGATTTACGAGTCGGCAACAAAGTCTACCTATTTTGACGAAAGGCCATTCAGTGCGTATTTGGCAAGAACTGGCTTGGTTCAATATAAAAAGTGGACTGACTTCACGGACACCCTTGATCAAGAGGCTGTGATTGGAGGCATTATCAATGCCCCCACGCAAGAGGTTGTAGAGGCGTCCGTTCTCCAGAATGAAAAGCCCTCGCAGGAAATTCTTGACCGTTGGGGCGTTGGCTACTCAAACGATGAGTACGCTTTCATGCAGACGCTCTACAAGTCGCTGATGAAACAAAAGCGCAACCCCACCCCCCTACAGGAGAGCGTGATTATTGACGCCTGTAAGTACAAGTGTCAACACAACAGGTTTCTGCAGGACGGCGACAGCAAGGCTTCTGATATCAAAACGTTGTCTGCCTTGTATCAGGATGCCCTGAAGGTGATTGGCCTTGATGTGTCGCCTAAGAATGACGGCGTTGATGAGGGCACCTTTGGGGCTTGGGTTCGTGAGATTGAGCGGTTCTGTCCTGCTGAAAACTATAAGGATAAGAAGAAGTACAGGGACATGGACGGTCTTGGTGAGTATGTGGAACGCTTCATGTTCCGCCCGTTACGAAATTGGTTGACTGGCTCAAACGAAAAAGACCCTGAGTTTAACATCGGGGGCGAAGAAGATGTTTGATGCGACACAAAAAAAGGTTAGCCAGCACTTCGCCAAAGACCATTGGTTGAATGACCAAGATAACGCAGAGCGTTTCATGGATTATGTCACCTACTATCGCAGGAACATGACGCAGTTCATCCGGGACTATTTGGGAATCAACCTATATTGGTATCAAATGATTCTGATTTTCTTGATGAATGTGCATCCTACGATTGCGATTGTGGCAGCCCGTGCCGCTGCGAAGTCTTGGATTGTAGCGGTGTACGCCTGTGCGAAGGCCATTCTATACCCCAAGACCAAGGTTGTCATCATGAGCGCCACAAAGGGCATGTCGTCCTTGATTATCGAGGAAAAGATAAAGAAGGAACTCATACCGAAAAGCAAACGGCTCGACCTTGAGATTGTTGATATCGTCAATAGCCAGAACAAAACAGAGGTCAAGTTCAGGAACGACTCAAGCATTGTCGTTGTGCCTGCCCTTGAAAGTGGATTGGGCAACAGGTCGTCCCTGCTGATTTTGGAAGAGTTCAGGCGCATCCCGAAGGACATTGTGGATAGGGTTGCGATTCCTTTCCAGATTGTTCGCCCTGCTGAGTTCAGGACGCTTCCTCAATACGAAAAGATTGAGGAATTGGACGAAGAGCCAACAACCGTTTATATCAGCAGCTCTGGTGCGAGCACAGAATGGATTTATCCGCTGTGTACTGGCCTAGTGGATGACTACTACCGTGACAAGTCCGGGTGCTTTGCGGCCCTTGACCTTGCTATTGTAATGAAGCATAGGATCAAGTCGAAGCAACAGTTGGAGCGTGACAAACGGAACGCAGACCCCATCACATGGTTTATCGAGTACGAGAACGGGCTATTACGCGAGAACACCAGGAACTTCTTTTCTTACAAGTCCTTGGTGGGCTGTCAGGTTCAGAAGAAGTGTATCTATCCGAGGTCGCCTTTTGACAGGTCGAAGAGGCCAAATCCCCATGATTTGCCTAAGCACGCTGACGAAATTCGTATTCTATCATGCGACTTTGCCTTTGTTGACAAGTCCACCAACGACAATTCTGCGACCACGCTGTTGAGGTTATTCCCGCAGAAGTTGGGCATGAAGATTGACGGGGATGGTAACTATACCAGTTCCGGCTACAGGATAGCCGTTCCATACATGGAGGCTGACCCGGGAAGCCACATTGACAATCAGGCGTTGCGCATCAAGCGCCTTTTTTATGACCTGAATTGCGACTATGTGGTGATTGACGCCCGGAATGGTGGCATCCTGGTTTACGACCGCCTGGCCCAAATCCTGTACGACAGCGAGCGTGACTGTGAGTATCCCCCGTGGGTGTGTTTCAACGATGACAACACAGCAAGGCGCATTGTCACGCCGGGTGCGATGCCTGTGGCCTTTGTGGTGACGGCATCTGCCAAACTGAACAGCGATATCGCCATGCTGATGCGGGATTGCATTTCAAGCAACAGGCTTGAACTGCTGGTTGACCATGCTACTGCAATGGAAGAAGTTATCCCGAACATCAAGGAATACCAGAATGCGGTGGACGCAGAGACGCTGGTGTTCTATGAACGTCCGTATATTGAGACACAGGCACTCATTTCAGAGATGATAAGCCTTGAATACACGAAGTCGCCCACGACAGGAGACATCCGGGTGTTTGAGACTGGGGGCAACAAAAAAGATAGATACTCCAGTCTTTCGTATGGCGTGTATTTGGCATCCCTTCTTGAGCGAGACCTTGTTTCAAATACATCAGACTACGAATACACTGCATTAATCAATTAGAAGGGGGGTGTTGCCATTGAGCGAAGTTACTTATGAGGCGCAGTCCTATGTCAACAGTTTCGCCAACTATTCCATAGGCTTATTTGGTGCAGACCTGTACAGCATGTTCAGACCTGAGCAGATTAGGAACATGATGCAAGACCCGATGGGCAACAACGCAGAACTGCGCGACCTAAGTCGGACTGTCTATAACCTGAATGGCATTGTGGCGAACACCGTGGACAAGATGGTGGCACTTCCTACCTTAGATAAGGTGGTTGTGCCATACGGCAAAAGCAAAGCCAAGAAGCGTGAATACCAGAACAAGGTGCAGGCTACACTTGATTCCCTGCGGGACAGGGAGTTAGTGCGTGACTGTTTGCACAATTCGCTGGTGGACGGGATTGCTTTCTATTATGTAGATTTCAGGGAGCGTCCCATCAAAACAAGCGGAACCATGTCTGATGCAGATGTGCAAGGCATCTCAGAGATTAATGAGATGGTTCGGGCATCCGCTGTCAGTCTGCAACCTGAATACACGAAAATTATCGGGCTAAAGAACTCAAGCCCTGTGCTTGCCTTTGACCTGTCCTATTTTGATAAGGCTTCTGGCAATGAAAGCGCACAATCCAAATTGAAGAAGTTCCCGCCCGAGTTCCGCAAGGCTTATTCGACCTATTCAAGTTCTACTGGTAGGAACAAGTGGCTTGTGTTGAATAACGATCACACCATTTGTGTGAAGTTCAGGAGCAAGAAGTCAGAGCCTTGGGGCAGGCCCCTTGCATTGGCCGCCCTGCTTGATATTTATTTTGCAGACTATCACACGGACACCAAGCGCAGGGTGTTGGACGAGGTAAACAACAAGGTTGTATATCAGACCTTCCCCCCGGGCAAGGAGCAAGGTACAAGCGCACTGTCCTCAGACCAACAAAGGCAACAGCACGATGCGGTTAAGCAAGGCATCACCACCAAGAACAATCGAGGCGGGATTTCTTTTTTCTCCGTTGCATCTGGCACCAAGATTGATAGCCTGAGCGTGAACGTGGATGTGCTTGACGAAAAGAACGAAAGGAAGTTGCGGAATAACATCGCAACCTCTCTGGGGTTTGCTGAAGCCCTGTTGTCCGGCGCTGGGGACACGTCTTTTGCATCCTTGCAGGAGAACTTGAAGTTGGTGACTGCTACTGTGTTCAAGGTGGTTGACGAAATCACCTCTGAACTGAACAAGGTCATCAACGCCTGCGTGCTAAGGGACAAGAACTACCCTGTCAACGTGGTCTATCTGCCCATCACCTACGCCAACCGCAAGGAATATGTGGAGTACATGAAGGGCATCTATCTGCAGGGCAAGGGCAGCATCTCCTTGTGGTCTGCTGCCATTGGCGTGCCACCGGATGCCTTCTTCAGCATTCTTGACCGGGAACTTGAGGAAGACATTGAGAACAAGTACCCGGTTCACCAGACCAGCAGCACCTTGAGCCGCGAGGACAGGAAAACTGGTCGCCCAGAAAACGACAATCCAACAAATGAAAATACGGTCAAGAGCAAGACGAACAACGCTAACGCTTCTCCGAAGCCTAGCACTATGTAAGGCGAAAGGAGGTGAGGCGAATGCTTGGTTTTGAACTTTCTGCAAAGAAAAGAAAGAACGGTCGCCGTCCGTTCAAGGCAGTATTACATGAAGTGTTTTCCGATGACGTTGTAGAGAACAATGTCGGCAAGCAGTTCAATGACAATGGGATTTGTTGGATTGAGCAATACTGCAAGGACAACTTAGAGAGCATTAAAGGCATGTCCATTACTGCTCAATTCTTAGACGGTGACGAAACAGAATTATTGGGGCACGGGGAGCATGAAGTCGAAGACGGGCTTCCTGTGTTCAAGGACGCAACGATTATCGGCAACGCAGAGCGTGGTTATTTGGACACCGTTGAGATCAACGGTATCCCGACCCGTGTTGTGATCGCTGAGGGCACCATCGACCAGATGCGCCATAACGAGTTTGTGAAATGGCTCGAAGGCAGAATTCAGGAGGGTGCGCCGCCCAAGGGCAGTGTCGAAATCGTCAGGACTGAACAAAACGACAGAATCAAATACTTAAACGGCAAGTTTGAACAAGGTAGAGTGCCTACCGCTTTTGATTACAGCGGTTATGCCCTGCTTGGGGTACGCCCGGCAGACCAGTCGGCGGTTTTACTTGAGTTCAATAGCAATAGGGAAAGAGAGGGAAAGGAAAAGATGGATGAGTTGAAAAACCTGTTGGTCGAACTGGCTTCCAAAGTCGATAAGACCGCCGAACAGGAAAAGGTGATTGAGCAGAACGCAAGCACCGTGGCAGAGTTGAACGCCAGCGTGGAATCGCTGAAGGTTGCTCTGGCTGCTGTGGAGACGGAGCGCAACGAACTTGACGCCAAGTACAAGGAGTTGTGGGACGAGGCTGAGGGCCTGCGGGTTCTGATTGCCGCTGAGAAGGCGAAAGCTCGCATTGGTGAACTGAATGCTGCACTCGCTGACTTCACCGATGAGCAGAAGGCGGTTGCCCAGGAAGAAATCACTGCTTTTGAGGCAGACCCCATGAGCCATGAGGTCAATGCGATTGTTGACAAGATTCTTGTCGCCATCGCCAAGAAGTCCATTGAGGACGCCAAGGTTGCAGAGCAGAACGCAGCCGAGAAGAAGGACGAAGAGGATATTGACATCTTTGCGTCCGTTTACGAAACCAACGAAGACAACGAAGAAGTCAGCATCTTTTAGGAAAGCCAAAACATAGGAGGAAAAGACAATGATTAAATTCCGTGACATCGGTCTGTTCGCAACTGCGAAGAATGACCCCACCATCAAGGCGCACGCCGAAATCAAGAACGGCTACCTGTGCTCCATCGCCGCTGGCAAGACGGTTGCCCTGGCGGACGCCGCTGCTGCGAAAGTCGCAGAACTGAAACTGGCGATCCTGCACCATGACGGCGAAGAGGTCGCCCCCGCCACGATTGCCAAGGACGCTTATGTGACCGCGTTTGACGTGGCTGCTTGGGCTGGTCAACACCTGATCGTGACCGAAGACCACCTGAGCCTTGCTTCCGGCACCGCTAACTTCGCCGCCCTGTCTGTTGGCGACATCTTTGTTGCTTGCGCGGCGAATGTGACTGGCGATGCTGGCAAGTTCCTTGAAGTCGCCGCTGCCACCGGCTACAACATCTACTTTACGCTGGAAGCCAAGACGAGCCTGAACGGTGTTAACGCCGCAGACTTCCTTGTGCATGTCGCGTCTGCCGCTACCGTTGTGGCGCAATAGATTAATCAAATAGGAGGAAAGTGAAAATGGATAAATACACTATTGAGCTGAACGCTGCACGTAAAGACAGCGACTATATCCAGAACCGCGAACTGAACGCGAAGTCCCCCGTGGTCGAGATTTTCTCTGCCATGGCGGAAGGCCGCGACCTGTCCAGTTTCCGCAAGGACGTTGCTGACAGGGGTGTGAATTACATCAAGGAACTGGGTTCCCGTGCCAACAACGGAGACTATTCTGCCGTTGCTGAACTGAACATGATCCGCAAGTACGCTATTCAGCCTCTGGTTGACGAGGAACTGCGCCTGTTGCAGATTTTTGGCGACTTCGAGCAGATTGCCGCCAACGACAGCATTGAGCGCGAAGTTTACGGCACCACCGGGCAGGCTGCCCGCTTCCAGGCCCCCAATGGCGACGTGCCCTTTGCCGTGCCGACCGTCAGCAAGTATGCTGTTACGCCCCAGACCATCTCTGGCGGCTATGTGGTTGATTACCGCAAGGTTTCCCTTGGCGACATGGACAGCGAAAACCGTGGCTTGCAGCAGGTTCGCATTGACATCATGAACAAGGCGTCCAACTACGTCCTGAAGACCGTGTATGCGGCCATCAAGAACGCTACTGGCGTGAAGTATTTTGCGGAAGAGGCTGGTATCGCCGCTGCGAACTTTGACCCCGTTCTGACGAAGGTTCGCCGTCATGGTGTGCCGACCATTCTCGGTTCCTACGCCAACGTGTCCCAGCTCGACCCGTCTGTGGTCGTTTCGTCTAGCGGCACCGTGCTCATTATGTCCGAGAAGGCGCTTGAGGAAGTCCGCAGGACTGGCTACCTTGGCTATTACAAGGGCGCTATCGTCCGTGAGATTCCCTATATGCCCATCTACAGCGAATTGGACGCCGCTGGAACCGACTTCGCTTCTGCGTATCCCGAAGGCCTGGTGCTCATCACGCCCACCGGCCTGAACAGCCCCGTCAAGACTTGGGTGCGTGGCGGACTGACCTCCCTGACCGGCAACGACATCGCTACCGGGCATCTGATGACCCGCTTCGACATCGAAGTGGCTGCTGACGTTGCGAAGGGGCACGAGTTCAAGATCGGCCTGTACAACAACACGACCCTCAGCCCCGCCGCTGGGTACGCGCTGTAATCTAACATCGTAGAAAAAGGATGGCAGGGGTGACCATTGTGGTTGCCCCTTGCCTTTTGGAATGTGTATGGGGAACATTTTTTACTGCTACAGCCTGCCGCTGATGCACTACCTGAAAGCAATGAATATTGATTACGAGTACGAAGGCTACAACCAGAACTCAAAGTACCCTTATTTCGCTTTCAAAAAGAGCGAGCGGCTTGGGCAAGCACTATCAAAATGGGACAATTTCAAGAAGTCAATATTAACGGAGGACAATTTAGATGGCTGATAAAGTTACTGTCGTGAACCTCACCCCTTGGCCCCAAGGATTCAGGCGAATCAATAATCCGGGGCATGTATCCATCCCCGCATATGGGCGTCTGAACATTGAGACGGAAGAAGTCGTAAGCCAGTGCTACGCAAAGAACAACCAGTTTGTCGGGATTGACGAGCGCGGGTCTCATGCGAGGCTCTATATCGAAGACGAAAATATCCGTAGGGAGTTTGAGTTTGAAACTGAAACGACCAAGCAAAAAGTCCTGACGGATGAAAAGATGGCAAAACTGTTTGAGTACAAGCGCATGGGCGACTTTGAAAAGAACATGAAGGGCATGGTAAAGACCCTCCCTGAAGGGCACGTATTGGTTGAGTACATCAAGAAGCATAAAATCAACGACTACGATAAAATCAAGGCGGTTCACAAGTACACAGGAATCCCGGTGGATTAAAGGGGGTGAGCCAATGGCAAACACAAGCGCAACGGACGTAATCACAAGTTTCCAGTCCACGATCCGTGACAGGGAAACGATTGCGGCTGAATTGCAGTATCAGTGGTTCTTGGACGCCCTTGGCGAGTTCCAACTTAACATATCTGACTTGTATTATGACAAGGACACACAGATATTTTCAGGCGAACTCCCCCTGTACGTTATCAACACCCTGGCCTATCTGATGAAAGTCAGGTACTTGGAACGCGAAGTTAGCAGAGTTAATAAGTTGAATAACATCATCACAAAAGACCTGGCGCTAAACGGAATGGGCGATGCCAAACGAGCCACGGCGACAGAATACGAAGCTGAACTTGCCAGAACCAAGGAACTGATTCACAAGCAAAAAATACACTGGTTCTCGTGAGGTGGGCGTATGGCAGATTCTTGGTATGCGCTGACATCATCCAACATCAGTGGCTTTGAAGAAGGAAACTTCAACGGCGACAAGGGCGGGTTCGTTGAACTTATCAACTCATTTATGGGCAAATCGGTACAGATTTATGGCGATAGGATTACCAACACGCCAACGACCATCCGTGCCATTGTCCAGAACAGAACGGCAGATACGCCACCTAACGCCGACCAAAGGCAGATCCTGACTGAAATCGGGACATTGCAATGCGGTCAGTACATCAAGTTTGACAACAGGTGGTGGCTCGTCGTCAGCCTTGTTGACAATAACTTGGTATACGAAAAGGCGGTCATCTGGTACTGCAACTATACGGTCAACTTCAAGTCGCCCAAGACAAGCACAACCGTATCCTATCCTGTCGTGACGAATAACGCCACGCAGTACAACAGCGGCGTGGAATCCAACAAGACCATGACAGTAGGCTCTGCGCAACGGCTTCTCTTTTTGCCGTATAACAGCGAAACGATTGAAGTTGACCACGACTTTAGGTTGTTGGTTGACCGCAGGATTGCAAAGCCGACAGCGTACATCGTGACCCAGGTTGACACTGAACAGTTCAACTATGACGGTTACGGTGTTTTGCGTTGGACTTTAGAGGAAGACACTCTGCGTGACACGGACGACATCGCAAACATGGTCGCAGACAACACGCCCACGACAGACAGTGGCGACGATGATCCTGGCGGGGGGTGGTTATAAGTGGCGCACTTGTCAGAATTTACTGAGTACAAAAAGTTGGTCGCCAAGTTGATTGTGAACGACGCTGAGTGCGTTGAGCTCATCACCGGCAAGAAAAACACTCCGCTACCAGCGGCATCCCTTATTAACGACCAAGTGTTTCTCTACGATTATGTGGACGAAACGACTACCGAAGCCAAGGTGTTTGTGTGCGTTGAGGTGGATGACGGACTTGTAAGAGGCCCTCACGTCCAAGAGATTGACCTGTTTGTGTATGTGGCTGTGCCCACCAGCATGATGAACATGTCTGGCGAAATTCGCCGGGATGCTCTGGCACAACGCATTGACAGGTTGTTGAATGGCAACCTTGACTTCGGCTTTGGCAAACTGGAGCGCAGACCGGGTGGCAGGTTTGTGTTTCACAACTCCTTCAGGGGCAGAATTCTGCATTATCGTGTACAGGATTGGAACAGGTTTTGTAGCACGCTTCCCGGCACCACCTCCCAGAAGTAGGGTGGTGAACGAATTTGAAGGAACTTGACCTGCTCCGCCTATACTTTGGCGATGATCATATTATTAACGACAGGATTGTGATACGCCAGCCGACCATTGGCGAGATTGTAGAGTATGGTGAGCAAGAGTATTTCTCTATGGTTCACATGATTACTTCAATCTCGTCTGACTTTAAGCCTGAACTGGCCGACATGGGCCTGGACTACGAGAAAATCAGTGACCTTGAGATGTTTTACATCGCAACACGGAGCATTGGCGTTAATCAAACACGCATTCTGTTTGGGGAGTTAGACTTCTCAAAACTCAAGATGTATGAGCAACCCAATGGCGATTTGCTGTTGTATGACGAGGAAAGTGAACTCAAGATTGATTTCTATGTCCACGCTAAGATGATGCAGTATGTGACACGCTTGCATGGCATCACGAAAACACCCGAGTTTGCGGCAAACCAAGGAACTAAGGACTTCATGATTGAGGATGACAGGTTGCGCAAAGCACGCAACGCCAAAAAGCCCTATGAGTCCATGATGCTCCCTCTGATTTCTGCGATGGTAAACAGTCCCGGTTTTAAGTATAACCTGAATCAAGTGCGCAACATGAAAATGTTTGAGTTCTTCGATTCTGTGAAACGCATCGGCGTAATCCAATCGTCCCAAGCCTTGTTGCAAGGCGGGTATTCTGGCATGGCTGATTTGTCGAAGGTTCCCAAGGAGTCCTTTGATTGGACTAGGGACATCTACAAGCCTACGCCGCCAAAACAAATTGTGTCCTAACACCGCCCTCCGAGTGAGGGCCTTTTCTATTTTAGGAGGAATGAAAAAATGGCTCTTGATATTAACAACTTTGTAATCGAGCGCATCATGCGTGGCACCATGCTCTCTTCTGCGGACAAGTCTATCCTCTGGTCTCTGAACCAGATTGAGAACCCCAGCCTGTCCGTGACCTCTGAGAGCCGGGACGCTGTTGACGCGATGGGCACCCCCATCATGACCTTTGAGCAGGGCAAACAGGCCGAATTCAGCGCCGAGAACTCTCTGCTTGACCTGGGTCTGCTGGCTGCTCAGTCCGGCACCAAGAAGAAGGTGGCTTCTGGCACCGCCAAGATCAAATCCCCCGCCTTCGAGGAGTTTACCTGGACTTCCGGCACTGACATCACCCTGTCCCGCACCCCCGTTGGTGCTTCCGGCGCAGAGGTTCCCTTCATTTATGTGCTGAACGGCGATGGCACCACCGGCAAGAAATACACCGCTGGCGCAAACGCTGCTTCTGACGTGTTTAAGGTTACTGCTGGCACCAAGAAAATCACCCCGCCCACCAACGCCGTTGCTGGCGAGCGTGTGCTGGTTGTGTACGAGTATGAGGCTGATGGCACTACTGACAACGGCGCAGTTTCTGTTGAGAACACCGCCAAGAACTTCCCCACCGCTGGCCGGTTCATCATGGAAGTGCTGGGCGCTGATGTTTGCAACATCTCTGTGAAGTACAAGGCGTACCTGATTTTCCCCCAGGCCAAGTTGCTGTCTGACTACAACCTGGACTTCACCACTGATGGCAAGCATCCTTTCACCATTAAAGCAATGCAGAATTATTGCGATCACGAGAAGCGTCTGTTTGAGTTGATCGTTCCCGAAGTTTAATGGGTGAGTTCAACCACACCTGCAAGGTTTGTGGCAAGGGCTACAACGCTTGCGACACCTGTGTAAACGAAAAGAACTTTGCCCCGTGGCGTGCGGTTGCGTGCGAACAGGGGCATTTTCAGGCGTACATGGTGTTGCACGAGTACGGCAGCGGACTTCTGAAAAAGGAATCCGCCAAAGAAATGCTCGAAAGCGTTAATATTGATGGCTGGGAAAACTACCCCGAGCATAATCGTGTTGTAATTGCAGAAATCTTGCAGGAGGATGAAAAGCCTGTTGTGGGTGGCGAGGTTGCGCAGACGAGGCCGCAACCCGCTCAGCCCCAACGGGGGCCTGCAATCCGTTTCCCCAAAAGAAAATGATGTGAAGCACCCG